ATTGGGGTTATTGAGATAAGAGGGATGGAATCTATCTCGTCATTTGCTAAAACCTTAGAGCCTACAGTACAAACCTTCCTGAGTTCTGTGATGCCATCACCATCGAAATCAGTCTGTAAGTAGGACTCATGTAGCCAGTAAGTTCTTAAGCCTTCCTCTCCATAGTCATCGCCTCCGCCCATGCCTTCCCAGTATTTAGCAGACTTATCAAACTGGTAACGCTCTAAGCGTTCAGCGGAGAACGCAGACATATCATCACCACCCCCACCCAGGTCACCCGGTTCCAAATCTTCATCCGGGTACATCTCCCTTAATTCAGAGAGAGTCTTTATCACACGGTGGCATACAAACCTAGCATCCTGAATGTTCTTTGATTCCCTGCTGATAAGAAACTCAGAGGGGGGAACATTCTCTATCATTATCTTTCCGTTCTTAGAGCTTCTTTTTATAACCAGATCATGTCTAGGGGTACCCTCGAACTCATACTCAGAGTGTTCTATGACCTCTACGTCATCAGAATTTATGAGCATAGAAAATTCAACTTCCTCTAAATTTCTATACTCCTCTCGTTGGTCTTCCTCGTACTCCTCCCACCATACTTTCACAATACCGTTCTTACTAAGAAGAGCATCAGTAAACCACGAGTACAAAATTTCCCAACCCGGATTGTCTTTTGTAAAAACGTAATTAACGTAATCTGTAGCCTGTTCAGCCATCTTTACGTCTTCCGGGCCATGTGGACTAAATTTTACCATCTCATCCCCGGAGGCAAATACTCTCATCAAGGAGGGCTTAATCCATTCTATGGTATCCTGTACTGTGGAGTCTACGAATTGACTACGGCCTTCCACTTCATTTCCAAAGGGTAGACCATAGTAGTATTTCATGGCTTGTTCGCGTTGGGTGGATATTACATCCCCCATATAGCCAAGAGAATCGGAGATTTCTCCACGTATTCTGGTTACTAATTCTTCTTCAGTAAGTTTTTCACTAGCCATTAAATAATTCCATAATTCTGGTACTTAACATCCTGCGTCCATGTTGGGTCTTCTCCTGCTACGGCGAAGCGTTGAGATTGGAAGGCATACCTTGTCGCTGACATGAGGTCATCTCTTAAAGGAACTACCTTATTGTCTTTTCTGTGATACATCCTGAACTCCTCAAACCAATCAGAGAGAGTGGAGAAAACCTTAAACTTCCCACCCTCTACTGCCTGGAGCATAGCCATCAAGCCTTCCTCAATAGAGTTAGACCCCTTGTTATTCCCCAATGCAGGGGGATTGGTGAAGTGTTCCAACAGGAAGTTACAGCCTAAATTCCTATATTGGTCTGCAAGACCCGGATTTCCCATTGAATCCCGCCTATTTCCGTCATGGGGGTAAGCAATAGGGATAAAATGAGGTCTCCCCTTTATGGCTCCAGCATGGACTGTGGGGCTTGCTTTAGAAGCCCTATAGCAATCATAGACGTAAAAGGTTTCCTCATCCCTGTCGATTGCACACCAGACCACTGCTGTCGGGTGATCCCATCCAAAGTCTATGGCGGCTATACGCGGCCAATGGGCTTTTATTTCCAGTGGGTCTACTATGATCTTCTCTTCGCCTAGAGGAAAGACCAATCCTGAACCAATAGACGGTCTACCGTTCTTCCTCATCTCCCTTTCATGTGGGGAGTAAGACGAAAGAATCTGCTCCATTACGACTTCTGAGAGGTGTCCTCTTTCCCCACTCTGAGAGAGTATTCTCTCTGAGGCATCATCCCAAGTCGCGTTTGTCAGAGACTGCCCTGACTGAAGGTTGTTCATAAAGGATGCGACGGTTTCCGTCATCCCTTGTTCTGGCGTAAAGGTCATATAAATCATACCCTTACGATCCAAAGTTCTAGTGACAGCTTGGGAGTAGATTTCTCTACTAGGTTCTTCGTCTAACCAGATACAATCTACACTCCTGCCCTGCCATTTCTCTTGGCCCATCTCGTAGGCTTTGAAGAATAAAGATGAGTTCCCACCGGAAACGTGTTTAATTAAAGCCACGCTTTTCGCGTTCGGGACACCGGGTTTCCTCTCGGTCTTTAGTATTAGATTTTTCGGTATTGCACCGGAACCGAAAGCCTCCGGGTCATCTGGGGAACCCAATAGCTCATATTGAACAATGTCGCGTGTCGTTTCATTTGAGACACCTCCAGCCCACGCGATGATTGGCTGTCTGTATCTTCGACCCTTCCACCACTTGGGATAGAGTCCTGTTACATGGTAGGCCATCTCTGCTGCTCCGCAGTAACTCTTACCTATGCGGTTAGCAGCCATCAGAAGCCTCTGGTTGGCCTCTGAGCCTGTTTTATGGAAGTTTAGCTGATAAGGGTAGGGGTCGTAGAAATCTAGCTTAGAGAAGCGTTCCCTCGTCCTTATTTCCCGTGCGATCTCTACAGCTTTTTCTAGGTTACCTCTTGCGGCTGCTTGCATCGGGTCTCAGCGTCGGATATTTTCGGTACACACAGCTTTTTATACCTTCAGGATTAGGGGCATTATGAGCCAGTTTTAAAGCAGACTTTCCCCTAGCCAGTGTGTTGACAGGGTAACTGCCAGCAGGTGCTCCCCCAGAGGGTCCACAGAAGGCAGACTTCTTGACCTTCTCGTACTTACCCACATTGGAGCCTCCAGGTTTCTTACGGGCTTTTCTTTCTCTTTTTGTCAAAGCCATTAGTTCATTACCCTAGGGATTTCCTCTGGTTCAGAAGAGCCTGTCAAAGCCTCAAGTTCTCTCTTCAGTTCATCAAGGGAGGCACTCTCCACATGAGAGACCTTCTGTTCCACTTTATCGACAGGTTTTAACCCTGCTCTGTCAAGGAAATCCTTAATTGCTCCGAGTCTTACCGCATCAGAAGAGGATGTCTCCATCAATTCGTGCAGTTTAGCTAAGACTCCAGGGACTGCATCTAGCATCATCTCTCTGGTCTTCTCAGAGATTTCCTCCGAGAATTCCTTTTTAAGCGAATATCCCTTCTGTTTGGAGGTTTTCTCCGAGTAACCCGCCATTTCAGCGGATTTAGAGGCATTTCCTGTTAGGCAGTAAGCCTCAATAAAGGCTTCCTGTTTCTCGGTTCTCATCCAAGCAATCCAGCGGGGGGCATTGGAGGAGCCATAGGGGGTGCTGGCATACCACCAGGGACGCCTCCAGGAACTCCACCAGGGACACCACCTGCATCTGCATTAAGCATAGCAACCGGGACACCTAGTTGTTCTAGTCGTGCGTCAATCTGAGCACGAGCTTCTATAAGGGCACCCACTTCATCCTGTGGGCCTCCTCCCATTGCTCCGGGCATACCGCCCATTGAAGCATCCATACCTACCGCACCCCCACCGGGGAGCGATTCTGCCATTGCCATTTCTTCATAAGCCATAATTTAATCCTCGAAAGTTCTTACTACTTTTGTAGCGGCAAAAGCCGCAGCTAACTCCCTGTCATCCAGAAGGAGTTGTTGTAGTTCCTTCCAAGATTTCTTCTTGAGTCCTTCATAACCACCATATCTCTTCCCAAAGTGATCCTCAAACTTCTGTCCAAATAACGCTGAGGCGTTCTCTAGGGCATCCTTAGCCGTATCTGGGTGTACTTGCCAGAAGCTCCTCTCAGGGCCATCATTAAAGGCTACCTCATGTTTGTAATCACTCTCAACCTTGCCTATATTCTCTAAATCCCTCCTGAGCCTCCAGGCCGGATAACCCATATCCCCACCAAAAATCTCTACTGCTACGTCTATTGGGCCTTCTGCATCAGGAGGTACGGGTATATTCTTTACCGCATCCCTGATCCGATCAGTCATAGGCTGAACTGTATTGTAGTGTTTTTGCCAATTACCTAAAAAATCATAGGTTGGTGCTTGGGCTACTGCTTCCAGTAGACCCTTAGGTTCCTCCTTCTCCACCAAGAATGATAACAACCCCATTAGGCTACCCCAAGAAAAAATACCAGACTATGAGGCTTATTGCCACACAATCTAGCGAGAGAGACCATGCAAGATAGACTCTTAATCCGTACTTTCTGAGGTTCTTCATGGTGCATAATCATTTGCTAATGTTTAGTAGGTTTCCTCTCCGCTGTATGGATACAATATTAGTAACAACGCGCGCGCAAGTGGGGGTCGGGTGGGGTCTCGTGTGCCTGTGTCGTTTAAACGGTCTTGAGGCAACCCCTGGGTTTTTGGGCGGGTTGCGCGACTAATGAGGCAACCCCATGCCTGCCCAGCCGGGTGGAATTCTTGAGGCTTCCCCTATAGATGATAAGCTGGCCGGTTGGTCAATGGGTATCCTCATTCGAACTGTCGGCGGTTTGTAATTTGGTTTGAACTGACGTGTTGGTGTGAAGGGGGAACATTGTTTCTTGAGGCAACCCATAAAATAAAATCAAAAAGAATTGTAGAAAATGCTTGCATCTATTGACCCCATGCCTTATAGTTCAATGTACCTTAGATGTATAAATATTTTGAGGTAACCCAATGAATAGAGAAGCTTGGTTGGAAAAGGGAGTAGAACAGCTTAATGATAGAGTGTTTTCCCCTTGTGGTAAATCAGCCGATGATGTTCGTGTATCAGTAGGTTTTCCGGCGGGTTCCAGGGGCGCGAAGAATAGCGCCATCGGTCAATGTTGGGATAATAGTGTTTCCGCTGGGGGCTTCAATGAGATTTTCATAAGCCCGACGATAGAGGATTCAGTACGCGCCCTCGACATATTGGCCCATGAAATGGTCCATGCTATTGTAGGAACTGCTGCGGGTCATAAGGGTCCGTTTAAACGCCTCGCAACGGAAATAGGTTTAACGGGTAAAATGACCGCTACCGTAGCCGGGCCGGAATTGACTGAGACCCTAGAATCCATTGTTGCTGATATTGGGGAATATGTACATAAAAAGATGACCCCCGGCGAAAAGGCCAAAAAGAAGGGTTCCAGACTTGTCAAGGTAGAGTGTACCGCTTGCGATAATGTCGCAAGACAAGCCCGCTCTACTTTTGAGAATTATGGACTAACGTGCGGGAGCTGTGATGTCCCGATGATAATCAACAGTTGACAAATAATAGGGGATGCAGGTAGAATCCCCTATAGTTTGATAACTGACAACCAGGGAAATACAATGCGAAAATCAGAACATCTTGAACCTGTAACACTGACAACGCAACCCATGATAGACGCGCTGGGCCAGACTTTGCCAGCGGCATGGGTTCCAGGCACTGGGGAAACCCCTTATAAAACCCGGTCAGGAATTCGAGTGTTATTATGCTTTAATACCAGGACCGGCGAAAAGGCATTTTTAAATTGTGACAGTGATATATTTTTAAGCGCCGATGATGCTATACTGGCCCATCAATTAGGATAAATCAAAATGACAGATTTAGATACGCACTACACCGACGGCAGCCCGAAACCAGCTAACGTGTACTATCTGGTAAGGTACGAATACTGCCGCCATTGTTCAATAGATTTACACGTCGAGAATTATTCCCAGGATAATGATGGCGCGTGCTGTAATGATTGCCAGGAAAATCCGAATTGGATCTATTTGGGCGGCGTAAAATGATTACATACCGCGAATTTACACCCAGCGGCTGGGATAGCCGCCAGAACTATTTAGGCAACCCGTTAAATGACCGCCAGAACTGGGCAGTTGCGCCGGTAGGGTTAAACCGGGATAGTTGCGAGTTAGAGCAATCCAACTTTGCCACTTTTTTAGATATTTTAGGCGGCGAATCGGAAAATGTGGAGATTCACCGCTTCAGGCACTGGGCCATCGGATGGTATGAAATAATTTTAGTCAATCCACATAACCAGCCAGCATTTTTTAAAGCCCGCGAACTAGAGTCTAAACTAGAAGACTATCCCTGCCTGGATGAAGAGGATTACAGCCAGCGCGAATTTGTCTCAATAAATGAACGCTGGGATAATGCCGGACTATCAGAACGTGTAGAATTATTAAATGGCGCTGGCGCTTCTATATTTGCAGCGCGGCGCGAAAGTTGCTGGGATATTGAGGCCGGTTGTGGAGACTGGCCCCAGAGTTTAATACAGTCCTAACCCGTTTAAACGCCCTTAGGAGGCAACCTATGAAATTTAATTTGTCTATTACTACTGATAACGCCGCATTTTGTGATGATTCCGATGAACCGATGGCCTCACAGTATATATGCGACCACGAAGTAGCCAGAATTTTAGAATTGGCTGCGGCGCGGCTTAGGATTCCACAATACAGTGCCGGAACTAATAATCTAGCCGACCTTAACGGAAACACAGTCGGCACTTTTGAATATATCGACTAGGGGGTAAAATGGCCAGAATTTTTGTTAATCTGGAGGGCTTCACCCATACAGCCAGCGGCAAGCGCAAAGTGTGGTATTCAGACCTAGAAAAAACCTATTGCTGCACATTATGGCCAGCATTTTTTATCTGGGAAAAAAACACTAGACATAACGGTTATAATGGTTATAATGGCTATGTCTATACTAACCACGTCGAGGTAATATGAAAAAAGACCTATATAGAGAGTTTTGCAGCGACCCCGAAGCCAGGAAAAACAACGGCTATACCAGAAAGGGCCAGCATTTTTTCGCTGGGGTAGAAAGCAGCTCCAGGGATACGGTTTCAACTATCACTGGCGGCCCTAATGATGAAATCATAGCCAGAATTTCCACCTGGGCGGGCGCAATCGAAGTTAAAGCTAAAGTAGGAGTAGGAAAAACCCATTTCTACGTCAGCTTAACAGAGCACGCCGGAGCGGGAGATAATTGCCAGAACTTTTGCTCTGGTATTATTGGCGACAAAGATTCAATAGTGCTAGGAAACGACGAGCCATCAAATTTCAGAACATCTAACGATTGTCCCGATTATTTGAGAAGCTGAGAGTAAACCGTTTAAACACCCTGAACACTCTACAATGCCTCAATTTCTGGGGTATTGTGGAGAGTTCAAAAGTAACCGAGGAAACCTAATGACAACATTTGAAATAGAACTGATGAACTATAAAGCAGAGCCAGAAAAATACGTTTACGAGTTTGGTATAACAGCCGAACGCGGAATAATAGTATTTAGACTTGACAAAGCCGAATACGAGCAGCTAACATCCGCAGTGATGAAACCAATCACCAGAAAATAGCCAGCATTTTATAAATAGCCAGCATTTTCTTAATCAGGAGCACAGCAATGACCCAGTACAGAATAAAGAATCAAAGGAGGGGACGCACTTTCTTGCGCTCGTCTCCCAAGATAGGGCGGAATCAGTTATGTCCCTGTAATTCCGGTAAGAAGTTTAAACGCTGCCACGGAGTAAACAGATGAAAAAACTACCGAAAGGTAAAGCTAATGTATGGGGCGTCAAGTTAAAGTCGCCAGCACAACGTATCCAAGACCAGGAAAATGTAAAGGCTGCCTCTAGGGAGCTTGCGGAAGCCTCAAAGCAACTCCGAGGGGTGTTCTGTGAAGGACACTCGGAGGATGACGACTACGATGGACACTGGCAGATTATCCAAGACATTTTGACGCTAGTGAAGCGCGGTAAAGTCGTTTCAGAGAGTATGGGAATGGAGGAGCTAAGAGGCTCCCAGCGTTACCTGACCGATCTGTATGGTGCTGTGTCCAGGGCTAACCTAGCTGTGATAGGATCAGCCGCAGCAAAAAGTGCGCGGAGTGAAAAGTATGTGGCGCAGGCTCTCTTTAGCGATAAGGGGCAAGTTCCGACAGGAACCGAGAACACTACCCATGTATCTCGCTATTGTAGACATGATGGTATTTAGGCTTGCGCTTGAACTTGGAGCGGTCTCGCATGGGGCCGCTCTTAGTTTTTCCCCAGGAGTCTCGCTGGGCGAGGTTCCTTTGTCTACGGGATCGACGTTGAGTTCGCGCATTTTCTGAGGACATAGGAGGATACCTGTGTGGTTTATTTACAACAGTACGCAAAAAGTTGCACCTGTCTTATTGAGAGGACGGTGGTGATAAGCCTCTCTAGCGGGTGCAATCTTGGTACTGTCCAGCGGTATCTATCGAGCTGTTATACAGAGGTAGCCCCAAGCCCCGATCATATCACCATAGCGATAGTTTATTCCCGTCCTCAAAAGGCTGCTGTTCAGTCTCGCTACTTTTCCGATGGGGCCACGAGGAGGCCCATAATTTGAGTGTCGGACACACTTATCCCTCTATAGTACTCAGCTTTGGGGCAATCTTAAACTTCTAATTGTAAGGGAGAATTTACAAAATGAACGACTACCATGACCACGAAGACCATCGACCGTGTTGTAAGGACTGTCAATCCGTGCTCACTCCAGAGGAAATCGAGCGATTTACTTCCCGATGTGAGCCATGCTATACTAACAATCTCTATGAATTCAATGACTTACAGCTCTAAAGCTGAATACTATGAGAGAAATAAACTATGGTCACTAAACCTAAAAATTTAACTCCGAAGCAACAGATCGCCAGGTCTTCCAAGATCATAGGCAATCTGGGTAAGGAGCTGGTTGCTCATCAACGACGCAGCAAGAATCTCGCTGTGCCGCTAGAGTATATTGGTAACAGGTGTGTGAACCACATACGGAAGATACGCCGACACGCCCCCAGGAACCCTGACCATCAGCCTAGAACTGAGATTGAGAAACTGGCTGTGGCAGCCCTGGAGAGAGCTTACGAGTCCTACCAGTTCATCCAAGAGTATGTTACAAACACGTCCGAGAGCCTACATCGTAGGCCAGGAACCGTGGAATTCTCACTGGATGACCTGGACGTTGACGAGGATGGGGAGTACAAGCTGTTCGAGGATGGTGTGGTGGAACCCTCTGCCCCTGATATACACTCTGGGGGCTTAGGGTATCGCCACGTCAACTGGGATGCTGAGTACCTTATGGCGGTTACTGGCACAGATCGTCACCACAACCCCTTCTGGAACCCTACATCTGGCAAAAGGGACAAAAGAGGACGCCTCTTACTACTAGAGGACTCCGATTATTGGGCGACTAAACCCAAGAAACCTGATGCCTGGGATAAACTTGTTGAAGGTACGGATCGGTAACGTCGTAGACACGGAGACTGGTCAAGTCTACCCCTCTAGGACTGATTGCATAGCAAAGCTGGGGAGAGAGGTTGCTGTACCCCTATTGCACTCCAGAAAGAAACATAGACGACTGAGGATCATAACGGTGAACGACAGATTAACAGCCCTCTTTGCTCAAGGCGAGGCAGCCTGTACGATGGCAGCTATGGAGCTAGAGGATACCTTGCTAGACTTGGGTAACCACGCCCAGGGAGGCTGGACACCCCAAAAATTCGATGACGTTAGGAGCCTTCTTAGAACCCATTGCGAAGCTATCGAGAACCAGATAGATAACGTAGGAGAAGCCGGAGCTGTTCTAGGACAACACGAAGAATTGGAGACCCTAAGACATGAGTTCCAGATCGACATCGGACGAGACATTTCCAACATGGTGCACCGTCTGTGAATACAAGCGTGTCACTCAACTACAGCCACACCCACTGTGTGACTCGTGTTGGGCTGACAAATACTCCACCCAGTCTATTGGGGGAGTTGTACGACCTTTCAAGGAGATACTGAAGGAGCAGCTCATAGAGGCTGATCTTTGGTTTAAGGATGGGGAGACGCGAGGAGAGTGGCAGGAGAGAATCGCGCTGGCAGGACGAAGTGCTCTTCACAGATTCACCGGAAGGAAAACGGGCAAAGTGGGAGTACATCAAGAGGCTTCCAGAGATGGAGAAGGTGGTGCTTGAGGTGACTAAGCAC